ATCCTGGGCCTTTCGAAGTTCGACACGCCCTTCTCCATTTGGCTGAAGAAGACCGGCCAGGTCGAGCCCGAGCCGGAGAACGAGGCTATGCTCATGGGCCATTTACTTGAAGACGCCGTCGCAAAGAGATGGGAGATCGAGACCGGGCAGAAGGTCATCAAGGCCTCCGCTGCGGATGTCATTTATGTCCACCCGGAATTCCCATACATGCGCGTTACTCCCGACCGAATCGCAAAAGGTAGGAAGAAAATCCTGGAGTGCAAGACCACGGCTATCGATGTCAACGAGGACAACCTGCCGATCTACTGGGTAGCCCAGGTAACATTTCAGATGTATGTGACCGGAATCCACCAGGCGGACCTCGCTTGGCTGGTGAACGGCAGGCACTTCGGCTACGCCAACATACCCTACGACGAGGAGTTCGCAGAGTACATCGCGTCCAAGGTCACGGAGTTCTGGAACGAGAATGTCCTCGGAGGAAAGGAACCCGATGCGATCAGCGTGGAAGACCTGGCCGTAAAAGTGCCCAAATCCACGCCCGAAAAGAGTGTGACGGCCGATGAGTCAGCTCTCGACCAAATCGCCGTCCTGCGCGAAAAGAAGGCCATGTACGACGCCCTCGGTGATGAGATCGCGGACCTGCAGAACTCTCTCAAGTTGTTCATGGAGGATTCCGAGGCCCTGCTCGATGAGGACGGCACTGTCCTGCTGACCTGGAAGTCCGGAAAGGACAAGACCACTTTTGATTCCAAGCGCTTCGCAGAGGAGAACCCGGACCTGTACGACAGGTACTGCAAGACCGTCCCCGGCGCCCGCTCGTTCTTACTCAAGAAACCTAAAGCATAACGAATATGTATCTCAATAAAGCAATCATAGCAGGCAACTGCGCTGCTGACCCGGAGATCCGGGAACTCGCCGGAAAGAAGGGAGCATCCTTTCGCATCGGCATCACCGAGAAATACAAGGACACCGACAACCAGTTCCAGGAGAAGACCGAGTGGATCAACATCGTCGCCTGGGGCAAGACCGCAGAGGTCGCAGAGAAGTATGTGAAGAAGGGCACGGCCGTCCTCGTGGAGGGAAAGATTCAGAACCGCCAGTGGAATGACCGCGAAGGCAACAAGCGGTACACCACCGAGGTCCTCGCCTCCAACATCCAGGTGGACAAGGCCCGCACCTCCCGTGCATCGAGTCAGCAACAGTCGGATGATTATAATTTCTGATATTCACAATTTGTGAACGCAGGGCGCATCCATAAGGGTATCTTCGCATCAGTTCCTTTCGTAGCAGTTAGGAACGAGCATCAAGACATATCCGGCTTTAATGCCATCCGCATAGTTTTGCGTCCTTTCCTAACTGCTACACTCCTCATTTGAGGGGATGGAAGGGGCGCAAAACTTATTCTATTTAACGCATAAGCATGGAAGCTGGGCACATAAAGGTGTATAGGTCTATCGAATCTTGGCGCTGGGGAGACGATCCAGTCATGGTTTACTTCTGGATTCGCATACTTCTGATGGCAAACTGGGAGGATAAGGAGTGGCACGACAAGGTCATCGAGAGAGGTTCGTTTGTCACCACTGTTGCGAATTTATCCAGTCGGACAGGGCTCTCAGTAGGGCAAGTTCGGACATGTCTCAACAGGCTCAGAGCCGGAGGGGAGGTAGCAGTTAAAGCAACTAATAACTACACGCTGATAACTATCTGTAAATACGACAATTATCAGTCGGGTACAACAAACGAATCGCAAACGGATAACAAACGAATCGCAACTACTAAAGAAGTAAAGAAAGAAGAAAAGAAAGTATCTAAAGATACTAAAGAAAAGATTGAATTTCCCTTCTCGTCAGAGAAGTTCATGTCTACCTGGGAGATCCTCATTAAGCAACCGAAGTGGAAAGGTAAGACCGTTAGTGCTCTCCAATTCTCGCTAAACAAGCTCGCCAAGTTCGACGAAGAGTTCGCGATTAAGCTAATGGAGGACTCAATAGCAAATGGATGGCAGGGCGTAGTCTTCCCGCAGACCGGCAAGGCATACGAGGAATGGAAAGCGGATAAGAAGCAAAACGCTAAGGAAGAGAAACTCATCAACTGGAAAAATTACAATGGCTAAACGAAAAGATAATAACACACAGATCTCGCTCGCGGATTTCCCCGTGCCGAGCACCATCGAGGACGAGATGAGGGTGATCGCTGACATCATCGTCTTCCCGGAGACCATACCGGACGCCAGGGGAGTACTCTCCCCGGAGATGTTCTCTGACGAAGACTGCAGGAACGCCTACGGGACCCTGCTGGCGATGGCGGACAAGCGGCAGAACATAGACCTCGTGACCGCTGCGAACAAGATAGGCCAGGAATTCATCGTGAAGAGGATCGTCCCCTTCACCAAGGAGGCCGGAGTACTCGCAGCCGGTGCGCACCCCGCAGTACTACGCGACAAGTACATCCGGCGCCGCGTCTACTTCGCTACGGTGGAGCTCCTCCAGCAGGCAAGTTCCCCGGGAGTGAACGCAGAGGACCTCGCAGCTATAGGGCAGGCGTACATGGACAGGATCAGGGACGCAGCAGGCCCGAGGAAGGGCATGCAGACTCTATCCGATGCTCTCAACGCCCTCAGCGAGCAGGTGCAAGAGGCGCAGCGGGCCAACTCCTCCGGCAAGTCCATAAGGGTCCCCACCGGGTTCTCCATGCTGGACTACTTCACTTACGGAGGATTCAACCCCGGCAACCTCGTGATACTCGCAGCCAGGCCCTCGGTAGGTAAGACCGCCGTGATGCTCCAGATGGCCAGGACGGCAGCCTCCTGCGGGAAGATAGCCAACATCTTCTCCCTGGAGATGACGAACACCGAACTTGCGCAGAGGCTCCTGCTCTCCACCGGCATGGTGCAGTCCATGGAACTTGCGAGGGGCCAGGTGGAATGGTCCCACTTCGAGGATGCGGTCGGGCGTATCGAGCGGATGCCGATCCTCCTTAACGACAGCGCCTACTCGCTGGACGAGATCGTGTCGCACATCACGCTTAACCGCCAGCACGGCAAATGCGACATCGCCTTCATCGACTACCTGGGACTGATAAGCGCACCAGGGAGCGGAAGCAGGCCGCAGTACCAGATCCTCGGAGAGATTACCCATCGGCTCAAGGCCACGGCGAAGAAACTCGGTATCCCCGTCGTCCTCCTCTGCCAGCTGAACCGCGCTATCGAATCAGCCAACAGAGCCCCGGCACTCCATGACCTCCGAGATAGCGGAGATATCGAGCAGGACGCCGACATTGTGCTGATGCTGGGGCGCCCGGAGGACGGAGAGGAGAACCAGGTGAACATGTACCTGCGGAAGAACCGCCAGGGGCAGAAGGATGCCTGCATGGAACTGCGCCCGAACGAATCATATAGCAAATTCACGGAAATAGATTAACCATAAACCCCCAAATAGTTATGAGCAAGAGACAAAAAACATTGCAGCAGACCGTCAAGGAGACCGTGGACGCTGTCTACCATTACCTCGCTCCTCATCCGGACGGCATTACCATGAAGGCTAACGAGTTCGGGAATAAGGGCTCACGCATCTGCACGAAACTCGTGAACCGTGGGATCATCTCCAAGCAGGCTCTCGGCCTCCATGAGTTCAAGTACAAGTGGATCGCGGCCATGGCCCCTACGAATGTCCTTTATGGGAGCATCTCTGACGAGATCAGGACTGAAGACCGGAGGTATCAAGAGACCTTCAACAAGAGGGCGAAATCCACGAAGCCTTCCTTGGCCAAAGCCGGAGACATGCTCGAGATCCCTATCCCTCCTGTGCCGGTAATCCCGGAGGTGAAAGACCCTGTCGATGAGGTGAGAGAGATGTGGGAGAAGATGAAGCAGATGGGCGTCTCCATCCAGAACAACCAACTTGTATTCACCGAAATCAGAACAACTGTAATATCATGAAACTTTTAACTGCGATCCTCATCATCCTTGCCCTTGCGATAGCAATCGGCATACTGTTACTGCTTTTCGCCTTCCACAACTACGAACAAGAGAAGCGCGTATGTGGGAACTGTGCCAACCGTGAT